CGCAAGCAGCTCATTGCGGAGATGGATCATCTCCTCCTCGGCAGGCCGAAACCTCAAAAGGAGGCGAAGTGATGCACCTTGTCACCGGGCCGCAGTTCGACACAGACGCAGGCCTGAGCCGCTACCTGCTCAAGACACAGGCAGAGATCGTCCTCGATGAGTGGCGCTATCAATTTTACCGCAAGGCAAACCGCACCGGGATCTCATGGACGATGGCGCTCAAGGATGTGCGCAAGCGCATCATGTGCCCGGGGCGTGACTGCCTGTTCACCACGCAAAACTGGAACGGCGCTTTGGAGTTCGGGCGGTACATTGAATTCTGGATCGACCTGTACAAGCTCGGTAAGTTTGTGATCTCCCGGAATGAGGAATGGATCACGGTGCACCGCGATGATGGCAAAGGTGGAAGCATCGCCACACAGGAGAAGGTGGGCATCTACAAGTTTGATGGAGGTTCACGCATCATTCTGTTTTCTTCATCTCCTTGGGCCATCCAGACCTTTGAAGGTGATGTGCGTTGGGATGAGTGTGAGTTCCATGAACGGCAGGAGCAGATGCATACGGCGCTCTCCACGCGCATTCAATTTGGCTATGACTACATCGCATGGTCAGCATGTAATGGCGTCAATACCTGGGTGAACCAGGTGCTCTTCAAACTGGCCAGCCAACCGGGCTCAGGCTGGAAGGTGCGCATCTACACCATTCATGATGCCATTGCCGAGGGGCTGGTAGAAAAGATTAATGAACGCAGCGGCATGAAGATGACGCGGGAAGAGTTTCTGGAGGATGCGCGGCGGCGTGCGCTCACACCTGCGATCTTCGCTGAACGCTTTGAGTGCAATCCCTCCGACACTGGCAGCAGCATTGTGCCCTGGTCGGTGATCGAACGCTGCCGCGATCAGTTCATCTACCGGCACCATCTGCATGATCATCAGATCAAGGAACTGTTCGGCCTGCCAGACACAAGCGCGGAATATCGCATGAAGAAAATGCATGCGTGGATGGCCGCGCAGTTTGGTGTACTCAATGGCAAGGAGAAGATGCGCATTGGTTTTGACGTGGCGGCCTCCGGGGATGGAGACCTTGCTGCCATGTGGATTGATGCCAAGACACCGCGTGGGCTTGAGCAGCGCGCCTTGCTGACTACGCAGACAGAGGATTGGGATTTCCTCACGACGGCGCTCATGTGGTTCATGGAGCTGCCTGATGCGCGAGGCTGCGGGGATGCCACCGGACTGGGCCGTCAGATCACCTGGACGGCGGAGCAGCGCACGGGAGGCCGCTTTGTCGGCGTGCCCTTCACGCGCAACAGCAAGAGCGAGATGGGATCACGCCTGATGAACTCGCTCACCAGTGGCGAGTGCCGCCTTGCCACCGGCAATGATGATGTCGCCATGGACATTTACAGTACGCAGAAAGCGATCACGAATGGCGTGCTGACATTTGATTTCGGCACCAACCCTCTCAATGCAGCCAGCCATGGGGACATGTGCGCGGCGAAGATGCTGGCTAATCATACTGAAGCGACCGGCAACGGCGCGGAGTTCGGCTTTAGCCGGGTAGCGAATCCGGGAAGCCACGCACCGCAGGAGGGTGGCCTGCGGGCGCGGATGAAGAGGATGATCGGGCTATGAGCTTACGGTGGCTGACTTGTCGATGATGGCGCGAATTTGGCTGAAGTTGATCAAGGCCACTTGAACTTTATTCGCGGAGAAGATAACAGGCTGAGCCCCGATGACGAGGTAGGACTCCGCTTGAATTTCGACTTTGGAACCATCAATGAAATAAACGATGTAGGTCTTCATAGGCCGCCAGTCTGAAAGGCCGGTCTAGCTTGTAAAGGGATCAATTGGGAGACCTGAGCCGTAAGTCTCGAAATTCCGCCTCAGCCCCCCATTTTCGCTGTCATCACCCCGGAATAGGGGGCTGGAGGGCTAGAAAAGCTTGCAGGACGCTTGCAGGGCCGTTCTGGCGGCGGGTCGGGAGGTGGGTTTTGGCGGAGTGGGGCCGGGGTGGGTTTGCGGTGGGTGGGAGGGGCGGCTCTGGTTTTGAGGTTTTGGCAGGATAGCTGCAAGGGCTGTGCAGCCCTGTTTTCGTTGCTCACTCGTCCCACTGGGCGCGGTGATGAGGTGCGGCAGGGCATGCAATCTAGCCGGACTTGAAACCCGGCACCTCCATCTTCTCTGCTGCGATGCTCCGCTATGTGCGGGAGATCCGCACGGCCATGTTTCGCGGCTTGAGCGGCGAGACGCTGGCTTGTGCCCTGGACGGCTTTGACCGGGGGGATCTGCGGCAGGCGGCCACGATGTGGCAGCCGATGGCGCGGCGGGATGACATGATCTCCATTGTGAAGCCCAAGCGGGAAAAGAGTGTCTCGCGACGCGAGTGGCAGGTGTTGACGGTGGATGGCTCCCGCGCCGCCAAGGCCCAGCAGCAGGTGCTCACGGAGTTCTGGAACAATGTCCGCGCCGTGAATGCCTTTGATCTCAATCAAAAGGGCGGCTTCGCGCTGCTGGTGCGACAGATGATGGAGAGCGTCAGTTTTCAGTACGCGAATCATCACCTCATCTGGAAGCCCTCACGGGATCGGCTCGACTGCACCTTTGAGTACGTGCCGCTGCAATTCTTTGAGAACCGCACCGGCCTGCTGCGCTTCTGCCCGACCGGTTTTGAAATGGAGGGCCAGACGCTGGCAGAAACGGAGTGGATGACCACGGTGGGAGACGGCCTCATGGTGGCGGGTTCCATCGGCTACTTCTGCAAGCGCAATGCGCTGGCTGACTTTCTGGCCTTCTCTGACAAGTTCGGCATGCCCGGGCTGCTGGGCCGCACGAAGCATGGCAAGGATTCAGAAGGCGGCATCGCCATGGCGGAGGCCGTGGAAGCCTTCGGCCAAGACTGGGCCGCTGTGCTGTATGGTGATGATGGACAGGTCAAAGATCCCATCCAGCTCATCCGTGCCGAGGGCGGCTCTGGATCTCTGCCAATGCCGTTGATCATTGACCGCGTGGACAAACGCTTTGCGGCGCTGTGGCGTGGTGCGGATCTGAGCACGATGAGCGCCAAGGACAACACCGGCGCATCCCTCCAAGGTGGCGAGACTGATTTGATTGAGCAGGATGATGCGCTCACGATTTCTGAGAAGCTCAACGAGATCGAGCGCATCGTTTTGGAGTTCCACTTTGGTGCGGCCGCCGCCGCCACGCCCAAGGCCTACATCCGCCTCATCGTGCCACAGAGCGAGGATTTGAAACTGCTTCTGCAGGTCATCCAGGCGCTGGTTCCCCTGGGTGCGCCGATTGCCGTCAATGAAACGCTGGAACGCTTTGGCATGGCACAACCCAAGGAGGGCGATGCCCTGCTCACAGCGGCACGTGCAGCCGCAGTGCCGGCCGATCCCGCCGCAGAGGCGGATGCCGCAAGACTCAATGCTGATGCTGAAGAGGAAAAGTTTCTGGCCGGGGCTGCACGATTGCTGGCCAAGGCAGGCCGCGAAGATCGCGCCGAACTCGTCGCAGAGATGAAGGCGGTGCTCAACGCACCGGATGCCACGCGGCTCAATGCCCTGGCTGACTTCGTGGCGCAGCTGCCGGACAAGATCGGTCATGACAGCGCGCAACAGGACGCGTGGGAAAACCTGCTGGCCTCCGCGCTGGTCAATGGCTGGGCCCACAACGCAAACGAATCATGAAAACTCCCCTACATTCATTCTTTGGCAAGCTGGCCGTCGTGCGTCTCAACGCGGAGCTGCACCGCATCTTTGCCAGCGGCCTGCGCACGCAGATCAACGCGGAGCTGCCGGACTGGATTCAGCTGGCCCCGTATGGCGAGTGGCCCACGAGCGAGCGCAAGGATGACGGCACGCCTGAGGCTGTGCAGATCTTCACGAAGGCGGATGGTGATGCGCTGGTGAAGCGCTTCAATGCCCTGCATCGCCGCATCGCACGACTGGCACGTCTCAATTCATGCAAGGTCTATGTCGGGCATCCCGACTTCGCTCCCGACATCTGGCCCAAGCGCATCGAATTGGGGGATGTGGTGGAAGTCAGTGCGGATGATGACGGCTTGAATGGTCGCATCCGCTGGAATGACGACGCGGGCGAGCAGCTCAAAAAGCACGGCTTCCCATCCGTGGCCTGGGACACCGACGAGCAGGAACCCGGCAAGGAGCGCCCCGTGATGCTGTGGAGCGTGGGGATGACCAGCCGCCCGAATATCAAAGGCGTGAAGAGCGCCATCAATGCCCTGCCTGAAGACAATCCAGAACCTGAACCCACACCCGAACCTGAAAACACCATGATCACGAAAATCAAAAAGGCGCTCGTCGACGCCGGACTCGGCAAAGATGACGATAGCGACGACCTTATCCAAACTCACATCGGCAACTTGATCTCGCAGATGGGGCAGAACCGAATTTGGGCCGCGCAAGAGAAGGCCAGGCAGGAGAGAATCAAAACCGCGCTGAATGCTGACGTCACAGATGTTGACGCTGGTATTGAAGCCACGCTCACACGCATCAATGCAGGCGCAGCTGAGGTGACGACCCTCAATGAGAGCATCACCACTCTGACTGCCGAACGTGATGCTGCCCGCACGGCCCGCATCAATGCCGAGCTGAGCCGCCTCGTTGAAACCGGACGTCTGACCAAGGCTGAAGCCGATGCCGATGGAGCCGAGAGTGTGCGTGCCCGACTCAATGCCGACACGGACAAGACGCTCAAGGAACTCAATGCGGTGCCGTCCAGGCTGAACACGGAAGGGCTCAAGATCGGCGGGCAGAAGCCTGCGATCATGGATGCACGCGACCGCATGACGCGCATCAACGCCTGGACGGATGACTACATGGTCAAAAAAGGCGTCGGCTATGACGAGGCCTACAAGGCTGCTGAAGCCGCCCCGGAACTCAAGCCGCTGTTTGAGGCGATGAAGGCCGCTGCGCCTGCCGCATGATTTTTTTAACCGCGTTCAACGCACACCCACCACCACCCGCCACCACACACCATCATGGCCGCTAAAACGAAAGAACAGCTGGAGCAGGAGCTTGAAGAAGCTCTCAAGAGAATCGGCACCCTCGAAGCCGACAACGCAAAATTCGGAGCCGACAACGAGGCGCTCACGATCAAGGTCGCCGAACTTGAAAAGGCACTCGCGGCCAGCGGCAAGGAGAAGCCGCCCGTCCCGGACAATGCGGACGAAAAAGAAATCCGGCGCCGAATGGCTGGCGGCATCTCTCGCAAGCAGGCTGAGCAAGCCCACGCTGCACAAAAAGACCACGATCAAAAACTCAAGGACCAAGCCAAGTCCAAGTAACCCTTTGCCTCACGGCATGCGCTTTGAGGCAGCTCACAACAAACCGAAACCAAGTAAGACATAACCAATGAAAATCGAACTCGTTATGGGCTGCCTCATTCTCGCAGCCTTTCTCCTCGCGGTCATCATCCCCATGTGGAAGATGGCCTTCAGTCAAGATACCCGCCGCCGCGTGCGCTTCAATGCACTTGGGGACGGGACGCATCACACGCTCAGCCTCCGGGCTGATGCCGCCATCGCCACCAAGTTCCTGCTGGTGAAACGTGGCAGCGATGCCAAACACGCGGCGGTCTGTGCGGCTGCATCCGATGAACCTCTCGGGGTTTCCACCGATGAAGCCGCTGCCGTTGAAGATCCCATTGCCGTCCAGCTGCTGGGCACTGTCAAGAAAACGGTGCTTATGGTGGCGCAAGGCAGCATCAATGCGGACGTGGATGTGTATTCCTACGGGGATGGCACCATCACCACGACACCCGCAACGGCTGGCACCTTCTGGAAGGTGGGCAAGTCACGCACCGCAGGCTCTGCGGGCCTCGAAATGGAAGTGGAGCCCTGCCTGCCAGTGCTGACCAAAGTCGTGGCCAATGCCGCCAACCTCGCCACCACCCAGGCCGCAATGGTCAACGGTGCCGTGGTCATCGTCCTCGGCGCATAAACTCGTTTCTCATCCATTCAACGATCAACGCAGTCATTCAATTTAACTCATACCTTTTATGATCAAACGCACCACACGCCTGAATGCGCAGAAGCGCTTCGAGGCCATGACAACCGCTGTCGCCGCCATCATGGCGCTCAACACCGACCCGGAGTTCTCCGGGAAGAAAGAGGAGATCACCCGCCTCAATGCCTCCAGCATCGTCCAGGGCAGCTTCTCCGAACCGCTCACCACCTACGCCACCGGCTGGAGAGACGATGGCGGGCTGCAAGACGAGCTCGACTTCTTCGCGCCCGCCGTGCGTGTGACGCGGCGTTTCGAGTATGCTGAAAACATCAACTGGGAGTCCTTCCTCTCTGACGCGGATGAAGATCTGCGCGCCAGCGGTGCCGACTTCAAGAGCGTCAAATACAACACCACCAAGACGCTTGGCAAAACGTCCAACCGTGGGCTTCAGATCGTCGTTGACCTCGATGATGTGAAAGAAGAAATCGACTGGGAGAAGAAGCGCGTGGCCAAGCTCAAGCGCCGCCTGATGATGAACAAGCTGCGCCGTGCGATCGCGCTTTACACCGCCGCCGATGTGAACACCGGCAAGACGTGGGACACCAGCGATGGCAAAGATCCTGACATGGATGTGATCAGCGAGCTGGTGACAGCCGCTGACCTTCTGGGGCAGAAGCCTCTGCGGGTCGGTTATGGTGACACCGCCTGGAGCAAGCGCGCCATTGCTCACCGCGCCCAAAACTCTGCGGGTGGCTTCTCCTCTGCGGGGATGACGCCGGAGATGCTGGCTGGACTGCTTGGCGTGGAAATGGTGAGGCACAGCAATTCCCGCTATGCCTCCACCAAGACCGCCAAGGCTCAAGTCCTCGGCCAGCTGGTGCTGATGTTCACCGCGCTGCAAAACGCGGATGAGGAAGATCCTTCCAACGTGAAGGACTTCTGGACCCCGACCGACCAGGGCACGCAGTATGCCGTCCACAGCATCCCACATGGCGTCAAGCAGTGGATCATCGCCGTGGAGCATTATGAAGATCTGCGTCTGACCAGCAATCTGGCGATCCGCAGTTTCACCATCAGCTAAGCGCCGCCTCAAACCCTGCGCACCGCTTCGGCGGTGCGCAGTCTTGAGGCTGCAACACAGCAATCCCCATCATGGCCTGGAACACGATCATCATCGACGATGTCAAAGGCGTAGTCAGCGCCTCTGAGTACAACAGCATCACCACGGCCTCCCTGCCGGATGGCAAGACTGGCACGCAGCTTGTTGAGGAGGTGATCAGCAATGCGATCGCGGAAGCACGCGGCTACATCGCGGCGGAAGCCTCGAATGTGCTGGGCATCGAAGGCACCGTGCCGGATGAGCTGCGCGCCACTCTGCTGGTGATCGTGCGTTACCGTATCTTCACACGCCTGCCGAAGATGAAGGCGCTGCTGGATGACCTGCGCGTCAAAGAATATGACGAGGCGATGCGCAAGCTGCGTGATGTCTCGGCAGGCAATTTCAAGCTCGTGCAGCCCGTGACGCCGGCGGAGCCTGCCCAGCAGGCGGGTGGTGGCAGTGTCGGGCTGGTGAGCAAGGGCAAGAAACGCATGAGACGGGAGAACACGGGAGGGCTGTTCTGATGCCCCGGCCACCTCCTGAGTTTGGCGACATCGAACGCGCCGAGTGGGAGGGCGCGCATTCAATCATTCACCGCTAGACATCATGGCCCTGCTCATAACCAACCCCTACGGCAGCACGATCAGCGCGGCGTTCAAGCTGGCGCGTGAGCGCGGGATCTATCCCACCTGGATGGGGACGGCGGAGATCCGCGAATTGACCAAGGCGATCAAGGAGCGCGCCGTGTTCAGTGCACGCACGACGAATGCGGTGTACCTCGATGAACTCAAGCAGCGCATCGAGCGTTTCGTTGCCAATGGCTATGATGGAGACCAGGCCAAGCTGAGGCTGGAGTTGAAAGACATCCTCCTGCGGTTGCAATACGATCCGGTGACAGGGTTTCCCGGTGATGAGGAGCTTGGCATCCCACCGGCGCGTGCAGGCTCACTGCAAGATCTCAGCAGTGACAAGCGCATCAACCTCATCCTCGACACGCAGCTCAAACTGCTGGCTGGCAAGGGGCAGGAACAGCAGGGCTTGAGCTTCGCCGCATTGGATCTGTTCCCCGCGTATGAACTCATCCGCATCGAGTCGCGCCGTGTACCGCGTGAATGGCTGCGTGATTGGGAGATCGCTGCGGACAACATCAACTGGGAAGGCGTCTCCAAAGAAGCCTTCAAACAGGGGCGCATGATCGCGCTGAAGATCTCGCCCATCTGGGCGGCAGTGGGCAGCAGCGCGCTGTTTCCTGATGCGCTGGATGTGAGTCATCCGCCTTTCCGTTTCAACAGCGGCATGGGCTGGGAAGTGAAGGACCGTGCCGAGGCGGAAGCGTTCGGCCTCAGCCTGCAAAAGTTCAGCGAAGATGCGGACTTGCAGAAGAGGAAGCCCAACACCATCGCGCTGGCCTTTGCAACGGCGCTCTCCAAGCAGAAGGCAGATCCTGCCTTGGCTAAGACCATGGCCAAGCTGGCGCGTGATATGACGCTGCCGCTGCCGCCTGCGACGGTGAGCACCAACGGCCTGAGCGCGGCCACGCTGGCGCGGCTGAAGAAGACGATGGACAATGCCGAGGCCAAAGACGGCAGGCTCACGCTGAAGAGTGTCTTTGGCAATGCACCGCCGCCGCCGCGCAAGCAGCGCATGAATGCGGCCAGCCTGTGCGATGGCCTGGACTGCCTGCTGCTGCTTGCTGATGTGAGCAGGATCAACATGGGCAACCGTGCAGGTGCGCTCAAGGGATGGGAGACCCGACGCCGCAAGAAACAGGCAAGACTGGGAGCGGATGCCTTGAAAAAGGTCATGCTCAACCATGAAGACAAGCCGGAAGCCATGCATGTGAAGGGACTGGGTGGCATTGATTTTCTGTGGGGTGCACGCGGTGCCAAGGCGGAGAATGATCAAGGGGCCACGCATGCGGGCGGATGGGGCATTCATCACATCCATTCAAAACGTGGCATGACTGCCATCAGGCGTCTGCCTGTGGTGCTGGCCCATGGCAAGACTGGCAAACATGAAGAGGCGGACAAACGTTACGTCCGGCATGCTGGATGGACGGCGGTGGTCAAACGTTCAAGGCCCGGGCATTGGAGTGTGACGACGCTGATTCATGATGACATCCGGGGCCGGAAAAAACCACGCTCATGAGCAGACATGAAAAAGCCCGGCTTCCCTTGCGGTCAACCGGGCCTACGACTCAGGTGAGAACAGGGCTGGAGTTCCCTGGCTCTACACATTCACGCCAACTGTTTGCCGAGGCGCGAAAGGGTGCTGTGAAGGATTCCATTTTAACCACATGACTCCTTTTATCAATGTCGAAATCGTGGTGGATGACAGCACGCCGGTGTTGCAGCATCTGATGCAGGAATTGACGGATCTCACACCCCTCAATGAATACATTGGCAGCACGGCAGCAGAAGGCACGCGCCTGCACATCCGCAGCGCTGCTGAGTCCCGTCATGAAACATCCGCCGCGCTGGGTGCCACTCCCACCGGCTACCTCACGAAGCGCGCCGAACTGGTGAGCTACACGGCGAGCAGCGCAGGCGTGGAGCTGGCTGTCACGGGCGCGATCTTCCGCCGCGTGTTTGGGCCGGTGACCATCAAGCCGGTGGCTGGCAAGATGCTGACGATCCCATGGCGTGCCGAGGCCTATGGCAGGCGGGCGCGTGAGTTCGGAGATTTGTTTGTGTATGTGAGCAAGCGCGGCAAAGGGCTGGCCTTTTTGGCGCGGCGTGAAGGCAAGACGATCCAGCTGTACTACCTGCTCAAGAGCATGGTCGTGCTGCAACAGGACACCGGCCTGCTGCCGACTGAGGAGCAGTACGCGCAAGGTGCGGAGATCGGAGCACGCGGCTATTTGAGCAAGCTGCTGCGGAACTGACGATCTCGATACTGTAAACCGTTACAGCATCACCACACTTCCTGCTGCGCACTCGTCCCACCGGGCGCGGTGATGAGATGCCATGCGGCATGCAGAATGGCCGCTGTGATTGATGACTTCATCCAGCAGCTGCATGACGATGTTTCCGGCGCTCTTTCGAGCGATCCCGGATTCATGTATGTGCCGGTGTATCAATCCCGCACGCCGCTGGAACTCGACAACGAAGGCAATCCCATCATGGGGCAGAGCCAGCAGATTGAGGAAATGATCAAGAGTGCGCTGGCGGGCATGGAGAAGTTCATCGCACGCACCCCAGGGCAAACAGAAGATGAGTGGAAAATCGCTTGTGCCACCAGTGGCAAGGCAGGTCTGGCCTGCGTGGTGATGCTGCCGGACGTGAAGGGTGAGAGCGTGAACAGCGCAGCCCCGGCCATGCAGCTCATCATCAAGGTGCGACTCATTGAGAACCGGCTCACGAATGAAGGCGTGGGTGGCACTGGCATCACAGCCAGCAAGCTGTCGCTGCATGTGGTGCAGGTGCTCAACCGCCGCGCCTTCCGTGGTGGCAATGCGCTGTACTGTGATCTCAAGGCCATGGTGCAGGAAGTGCCGCTGCCGGATGACGAAAAAGCGCATGAGTGCGTGTTCATCCAAAACATCACGCCGGATGCACTACCCAAGGTTGCAACGCCAACCATCAGCGCCGCAGGCACCCTCATCACGCTGGCCTGCACAACGGCAGGAGCGGCCATCTACTACACGCTGGATGGCGGCTATCCGGGCAGCGGCAATGCAGCCGTGCTGACCTATACCGAACCCTTCACCCTTGCAGCTGGTGACCACCGGCTGCGCACCGCCGCCGAGCATGAAGGCATGCAGGCCAGCAACGATCTCAGCGCAGAAATCACCATCGACTAACACGCCATGTCCAACAATCGCACACTCATCCTCCGTGAACCAGGCCACATCATCATTGATGCAGCCGGAACGCCCGCCACGTTTTACTCTGAAGCCCCCTGGACGGTGGAGATGATGGAGGAAGTCGTCTCACTGCCATCCTCCATGTTTGGTGATCTGGACCGCATCCCGGTGGGGCGGCTGGTGAAGATCAAAGGCATCGTGCAGCAGTTCAGCGATGGTGCTGTGGCCAAGCTGTATCCGTTTGCGGCCAAGGCACGCGGTGCCTCCATCCTTGCCAGCACTGACAAGACGCTGGACATTCACACGACGAGCGGCAAGCGCTGCCGCATCCCCAACGGCTTTGTGTACAAGGAGCCCGACATCCGGGGAGACGTGCGCAAGACGCCGCTGGGTGAAGTGGAGTTCTGGGGCATCGTGCCACTGAGTGGCAACGGCGACGCGCTGGCGAATTTCTTTGCTGAAACGAGCGTGAGCTACCCGGGGGACTCGCTCTTTGACACGAGCGCGATCATCACGCCAGCATGGACGGTGATGCTGGGTGCCACGGCGGTTGATCTGGCAGACAGCGGCTTCACCCTCAAAACCACGCCCAAGCTCGTTGAGGACAAGATCAATGGCGTTGGCACCTACAATGTGGCCATCGTTGACTACGGCGTTGAGATCGAGCTGGAGCCCATGAACCTGACCCGCGCCGCCGTCATGGCGATGGCGGGATGGGGAACTGCCCTGGGCGGCCGCAAGAGCGCATCTGGCATGGAAATCGTGTGTCAGGGCACGGGCATCTATGTGGCCGTGCGTGGCGCGGCCTTGGTGCCGGGTGCCAACTTCTCCTTTGGCGCTGAACCCCGTGCCGTGGGCAAGCTGAAGTTTCAGAGCACGCGCTCATTCGATACCGGCGTGGAAGTGGCGCAGCTCTACGTGGGCGAAGCCGAGCCCGCCTGATCTTTGATTCACACCCCCACGACTCCACACCTCATCCGTCACTTATGGAAACGCCCGTCACACCCACCTCAGAAACAGCCGCGCCATCCGCCGCGCCCATCATCAGCATGGAAGCCTTCAACAAGCTCAAGGGCTGCTTTGATGCGCCCCGCTGGGCGAAGATCGAAGCACAGGCAGTCAAGCAGTCTGAGAACCTGCCTGCACTCTGCACGCGCCTTGCAGCCACCAGTGCGGCGCGCTACCCGGACAATGAACTGGCGGCGAGCTACAGCGCGGCCAACCGTCTGCTGATCTCGCTGGGCAGCACGCTGAAGAAACAGGACGTGGAGCGTTTTGAAGCTGCGCTCAATCCTAACGCGGTGGCAGTGGTGACCACGGAAGAAACTGCGGCAGCGCCCGCTGTGACGACGGATGAAGCCGCACCGGTGGTGAAAAAACCACGCGGCGGCAAAGCCGATCCTGCGCCGCCGCCCGTGAGCTAACACCTGCCGACCACCGCCGCCATGGGTGACAATGAAAGTCAGGTCAAAATCAAAATCGTCACCACCGCTGATTCAAGCGGTGTCGATCAGGCGCGCAGTCAGTATGATGAGCTGTTTGAAGATCTGAAGCAAGGCGTGGCTAACGCTCTCAAAGGTGAAGGCGTTGACAGCAAGTTCATCACCCACGTCACGGATGAGTTTGACCGGCTCAATACGGAGCTGAAAGAAACCGGGGCGAGCGGTGACGAGGTGGCGCAGAAAATCGCGAAGCTGGAGCAGAATCTGCAAGCCGCCGCAGCTGCGGAGGCCAAGCGCATTCAGCAGCTCAAGGTCAACTTTGAGCACGCTTTACACGAAAAGGATGTGCAGGAGGAAGCGGAGGCCAACCAGCGCCGCCGCCGTCAGGAAGATCAGCTATACATGGAGGCCGAAGGCCGCAGGCTCCAAGCGAATACCGAGAAGCTGGAGCAGGAAATCATGGTGCGGCTCAAGAATGAGCGACTCGCACGCGAGGCCACCGAGAACACGAAGCAGTTGGGTACTGCCATGCAGGGTACGCGCCGTGACATCGGCGGTGCGCTGCTGGTGGGTGCGCAGTTCTTTGATGACATGCAGTATGGCCTGCGTGCTGTGACCGGCCAGATCCCGCAGTTGATCTCTGTCCTCGGGCTGGGCACTGGACTTGCAGGCGTCATAGGCATTGCCGCCGTGGCGGTGAATCTGCTGTGGGACAAGTTTGGCGGGGCTACGGAAGCGAAGGATAAAACCAACGAGGTCAACGAATCCGTCGAGCAGCTGCGTGAGAGCCTTGCGCGTGCAGGTGAAGCTTCCAACAAAGCCTTCCAGCTGGAACTGGACAAGTACCTTGCCGATGTGGAGCGCGCCTCCACGGCCTGGACGACGATGGGTGCCGAGATCACGAAAGTGCTGGGCTACCACAACGAGGTGGCCAAGGTGCAAACAGAGATCGCCAACTCTCAACTGGAGATTGCCCGCCAGACTGCGCTGACTGGTGTTAAAACCGATGATGAAAAGAAGGCCGTCAATGCCGAGTATGACGCACGAAAAGCGGCTCTGAATGACGCCAGCGCCATCGAGCAGGCAAAGCGCAACCTTGAAGCAGAGAAGGCACAGGCCGAAATGCTGCGCCGCCAGTTTTCCAACGTCCACAATCAGAAGGATGAAGCCGAGGGGAAGATTGGAGAGGCGAACAACGCACAGAAGTCCTACGGGGAAAAATTCGGCGGGCTCAGTGATCAGGCGCAGCAGGTGAAAGCTTATGAAGAAGCCGCCAAGCAGCGTGATGAGGCTCTTGAGCGCATGAAGCAGCTGAATGCTCCCGGTGCCACCATGGAGAGCACTGGCTCGTATGAAGGTGAGTATGAGGAGCTTCAGGCCAAGCTGGAAGAACTGCACAACACGATCGCCAAAGAAGCGGCGGGCCTTGATCAGGCGCGCAAGGATCTCGAATCTGGCAAGGGGCTTTCTTTTGACCGCCTCAAAGGCCAGGCTGATAAGGCCAAGGATTCCAAGGATGATGAGGAGCGGCGTGGAGCGCAGTCTCTCGCGCAAGCTTTGCAGGAAGCCGCTGATCAGCAGAAAAAAATAGATGCTGAATTAAAGGCCGCTAATGAAGCTCTCAAAACGGCCACTGAAGCCGTGGCTAAAATCCGGCAAGCTGAAGCGGACAACGAGAAGCAGCTCGCCCTCAAAAAGCTGCAATTGCAGGCTGCTGAGGCCAAGGACTCCGAGGACTTCGTGAAGGCTGGAACCGCAAAGGCGATGGCAGAACGCGAAGCGGCTGAAAAGCAGCGCAAGCAGCAGCTTGAGGAACAGGCGCGCAAACTCGAAAACGATGCCAAGGAAGCAGAAATGCGCGGCGATACGAAGGGCGCGGAAAACCTGCGGAAGAAAGCCGAGCGCGCCAAGCTGCCGGACAATGCCACAGACGAGCAGCGCCGTGCGCTGGAGCTGGAGCAGCGGCAGCGTGCGAAGAACGCCACCAAGGGCGGGCCTGAAGGTGTGGTTGACGCAAGCCAGATCACTGCGCCGCTTGATAACTTGGCGAAGAGTCTAGGACCGGCTGGCATTGACCTTGCGAAAGCCGTGCAGCAGCTGCGCCAGGGTGGTGCCACAGCGAAGGAACTGCAGCAGGTGGTTCAGCTCGTGCAGGCGCTGACACCGATCATCACCGAGCGCTTCGGCAATCAAGACAAACAGATCGCCTCCCTGAAGCAGGCGGTGGCAACGCTGAACGCCAAACTGAGGACTTCCCGGCAATGACGATTGATCTGCATGATGGAGGCACTGACTTTGCGATCGCCAACGGCGATGACCGCACGCTGCAAGTGCTGGGTGATGAGAGCGTGGACATGCAACAGCAGACGCAGGTGGCGACGCTGAGCCGCGATGATGCACCCACGGCCTTTCCTGAGCATGCCGTGCGCAGCGTCTCCTTGAGCTATGCCGTGGCATTCCCGGCATGTGCCAGCCTGGAAGATGCGCTGATGCAGTCGCGCTTGATCCAAGCGCAATGCCCCAAGGGCGGTGTGCTCAAGGAATACCATGCCGGTGTGCGCATCACATACGCGCAGGCATGGATCAACCGCATCTCCACTGACCGCACTGGTGTGAGCAACCGCTTTACTTTTTCTCTGACCGCAGTGCGCCCAACCGCTGAGGAGCTGGTGCTGGACAGCGATGGCGAGATTTTCACGGATGGCGAAGACGACGAAGAATTCACTTACTGAACCCCTTTTTTTATGAGCAAGAAACTGCAAGACCAGGCCACGACCACCACCACACCCACGAACTGGTTTGTGAACATCGCAGGCGGTGTGCGGCAGCTGACTGCCGCCGCTTTCAATTCATTGATCGGCTCATTGCTGGGAACTCAGACGCATGCGGCGACTGCCAAGACGACGCTGGTGGACGCGGATGAGCTGCCGCTCTCCGACAGCGCGGCGAGCAATGCGACGAAGAAAATCACATGGGCCAATCTCTGGCTGGCCATCAAGGCCAAGGCGGATCTGGTGTACGCTGCCGTGGCGCACAATCACAGCGCGGCGGATCTTACCAGCGGCACGCTCCCCGATGCGCGCTTCCCCAGCACGCTGCCTGCGCTCAATGGCAGCGCATTGACCAACCTCAACGCAGCGGCGCTGACAACGGGCACCATCGACGTGGCACGCATCCCTCTGCTTTACAGCGGCGTGCAGGTGGTGAGCAGCGGTGCGATTGCTGATCTCACCAGCCCGCAGCAGGCGACCGTCACAAGCGGTGCCATTGTGACGACGACCGATGGACGGCGCTGGATCTACAAAGGCAGCGGCAGCAAGACAACTGAAGCCAGCTATATCGAGACGGCGGATGTCACGCCTGAATGGAGCGTCATTGCGAACAAGCCGAGCACGTTTGCGCCATCGGCGCACGCTGCCGCTCACAAATCTGGCGGCGCGGATGCGATCAAGCTCGATGAGCTGGCCGCGCCCACTGATGTCACCACGCTCAACGCCACCACCTCCGCGCATGGCCTGCTGCCCAAGCTCGGCGGTGGCACGACTAACTTTCTGCGCGCCGATGGCTCATGGGCTGAGCCTGCTGGCGGTGGTGGAGGCGGCAGCGCGCTGGTGCGCGGCAGCGGGCAATTGAAAGGGAACACGACCCCGCATGGATCTCCCACGGCTGTGACCGGCTACTCCATCAATACGGTCTCAAGCATCGGCAGCGGCACGATCACAGTGGATGTGAACGGCACCGTCCTGATCATGACGTTTGACACCACCGATCCCATGGATGGTTCCGTCTTCATCGACATCACGTCGTTTTCTGGAAGCCTTGACTACGCTCTAGCAATCGAGAGTCAGCTCACATCATTTTTTAGTGCCTACCTGACGAATATCGCGAGGAGCGAATTCAATGTGACATTTGACACTTTCGGCACCGGCAGCGCGCTCTACGTGAACGCCACGACGACGATGAGCAACATAGCCACCAGCGGATACGTAGCGGGCACAGATGGTGCCGAGGGATACGGGGCGGTGACAGAGATCGAAATCATCCCGGCTGTGTCAGGCAAGACAATCCTTCCAGTGCGAGTGTTTGCATTGGGCGATGGCGCATTCTCCGGGATGACCGTTGACGTGTGTCTAAAAGAGGGCGGCTCATACTACCCGCTGTGCGCCGAGTTTAGCACCGTCGTTGCAGCTGGTGAGATTCTTGGTGCCACAGGCAATATGCCGATGGGGGCTTATCAAGTTCGCTGGATCAACGGTCTTTTGAATGGGTCGCTGGTTGCTCGGCTTATTGGCACGGTGACTGATGGCGGCACGCTGACCGTCTATGCGATTTGCGAGCAAAATTAAAGTCTCCTGAATTGATACCATAATGGCTGAATGGACGCTCACCTTTGAAGATGAAACCCGCACCCTAAGAGGGTGGGGCATGACTCATTGTGTGATCTCTGAGCAGTCGCTGACAGCGGGGATGTTTAGCGCGCAGATCCCGGGCAACATGCTGGCGGAGCTGCCATGGGAGTATGAGGACGTGATCACGCTGAAGCTTGATGGCGTGGTGAAATTTAAAGGCGTGGCGCTGAGCCCCAAGCGAGCTGACAACGGCTTCAGCCAGAACATCGTGCTGCGCTTTGCAGATCCGTGGTGGTACCTGAGCCAGGGGACGTATGAGCAGCCGTGGTGGGTGCCCGGGGGCGGCGGCGCGCAGGATTCGGCCATGGTGGCTTTGTTTGCGAGCATCAGCCCTGGGGAGGCCTGGTTGAAGCGTCCGATCTCTGCGGAGATTCCAGTCATCATTGAGGCGTGCAATGCCTACTTTGGCGGTGGTGTGATGCAGATGGGCGAGATGCTGGGCAGTGGCTTTACCGCGAACCCCATCCCGCAGCGGATGAACAATGCGACGTTTGAAAGCGTGCTGCGCCAGGCGCTGGGGTGGGTACCTGATGCGATCCAGCAATGGGACTACTCGACGACACCTCCGACGCTGTCTTTTGTGCAGCGCGGCGAGGCTACGGCGCGCACGTATTCGTTTGCTGACAATGGTGTCATCGTGGAGCGCGACTTCATGAAGCGTGATGACCTAGTGGTGCGCGGCATCGCGATCACTTATGCGGGGCTGAATTCTGCGGGCCTGTCCTTCCGCATCGCGGATCAAGCCGGGGAAACAACAGGCACGCGGCTGCTCAAGGCGGTGATCGACTGCGGCGGCAATGCGCGTGGTGCTGCGGCGACGAATCCGACAGTGACACCTGCTGTGACGCGCAAGTACACGGTGGTGAGTGAAGCCATCGAGATGACCCGTGACTGGTGGTTTAAATACGGGGACACGGGGGCTCTGACCGCTGCGGACATCGTGGTGGGGGATGGCTCGCAGATGGAGTTTGCGCCGAACGCGCCAGAGAACGCCGGGAAAGATGACCTGGGTGGATGTGACCGGCAGTGGCTGGAAGGTGGCATGCCGAAAACACGTCTCAGCGCCAATACACGAGTGGCACTGGTGACAGGCTACCTCACGGTGCGAACCAACAAGGCGGAGAACTCTGATGCAGCGCCGATCACCAACACAGAAATCCAAGAGCGGCGCACGGTGAAGCTGCTGGTGCCTGTGACCAAGCTGAGCGGTGAGTATGAGCAGGTGATCTCCGAAGCTTCGACCAGCATCAATGGTGTCATCCCGCAGATCATGACGGGCAGTTATATAACCCCGGGACTGGCGGCGCAGCTGCTAGCCTCCTGGAGTGTGCCGCAGTATGATGGCACCTTTAAACTGGTGAAGAGTGAATGTGATGAACCCGTAACACTAGGCGATGTGATCAATGTGACAGGTGGCCTGATTGAGTGGGTCGACATGAACACGCAGGTGCATTCATTGACGCGAGACATCGACACGGGCACCACGACCATCCAGACGGGTGCGGCGGAACATCTGGGCATCGAAGAATATGCCAGCCTGCTGCCCATGAGCCGACTGCGCACAGTGGTGGCCACAGATCTGGACCAGCAAGCGATGGGGGAGGTGCCGTCCAGTGATCCCGACCCTGATGAACTCGATGACTTGGTGGGGCCGGGCGCGATCAAATCCAGCGTGAGCTATGGCGAGCAGAAGATCAAGATCACGACATCCACGGCGGTGCACCTGACTGACATGACGGCCGAGGCCGGACCCACGATCAGCAACAAGGACACGGGCAGCGGTGACGAAGTGGTGACGACGCCCGGGAAGCAGACGGTGCAGAATACTTCCTCCGAAAAGAGCAACACGAGCACGCCTGACAAGCAGAGCCTGAAGAGCGGCGAGACTGACACGGCGGAGCTGAGTGTGGCCGATGGCCTCAAGCTGCTCACGGAGACGAAGACGGCGCAGCTCAAGGCGGGCATCCTCACCATCACGGGAGAGGATGGATTTAGCATCACGCTTTCGGCTACTGACGGGCTGGTGATGACTGACAGCGGGCTTACTTTGCAGATCAAGCCGGGGACTGGGATGGTGATCAGCGATGGCACGGCAACCTCAACCTACAACCTGCTGCAGCTGCTTCATAACAATGGCAGCGGGAAAACGAACTCAGTGACGGATGAGCAGATCGTGATCAGTGATGGCGGCGATATGACAGTCATCGAAGCGGGCCAAACCACCGTGCAGAATGGCACCGGGGATGATGTGACCATCAAGCCTAATGAAGTGCGTGTGAATGATGGCGGCAGCAATTATTCGTCGGTGAGCGCTGAAGGTGGCTTCAGGAATATTTACTCCGGCAACGAGGCGATGATGTTCGTTGGCTCGGTGCAGCTGGACAACGGCAGCGGCGGCACGGTGGACATCACACCGGTGCCAGAGCAGGCGATCAGTTTCCAAGACACTGATGGTTGTGATGTGGATGATGCTGAGGAGCCGATCACGACCACGACGAAGGTGCTGAGGGGGGCGGTGACTCCTGCATGAGGCTGGGGAAGTGCATCGATCTGACGACGTTGACCCCGAACATCGTGCAGGGTGGCGGGGCCACATCCACCTGGACAGCGGCCTCAGCCTCGCACGGCACCTGGGAAGTTCATTTCCCACCGGGCCGCTACTGCCCTGGTGGAGATCCGGGCTCGGAGATCGACGCCTACGCTTCATGCAGCCTCAAATTCAACGGCTGCGGGCGGGTGCATCTGACAGCGGCGGGCACCAGCGGCGCGACAATTGGACGGCCTATTGCCTTCTCTCAACTGCTGCTGCGCGACGGCGCTGGCGTGTCCATTCAGGATGCTATCAGCCTGTTTGGCGAGACGGGCGGCGTGGCCTGTGATAGCGCGGGCCTTGCCGGTGATGACGATGTGACCTTCCAGGTGATCTGCGGCATGGAGCTGGTGTTGTCGTTTGACGGCACCGGCGCGACCACCGCGCCCGCCTGTGACATCACCTTTGATGTGGAGATCGTAGGATGACGGCGATCTCCGACATCGAGCTGGTGCGGCTGTGGCTGCGCGTCTGGAAACCGGAGCCGGGAGCCTTCATCGCTCCCGCTGCCACAGTGACGTGGGACGGCATTGCCTTGATCTGCGAGCCAAACCGCACTGAGCTGGACCCTGCCGCCGCGCTGCTTTGCCCTGCATTTGCAGCGCGTTTGGCGCATTTGCAGCGCAGGAAGGCCGCCACCGTTCAAGAGCCCTCCATTGCCGTGCTGGAAGGCGGCTATGGCCCTGAAACGGCTGCTCTGAATGCTGAGGGGGCGGTGGTAAGCGAAGAGATCTTCCGCGCCCGTCTGGACGCCTGCCGGGGCTGCAATCTATGGAACGAGCGCGCCCGGGATGGCCGGGGGAGCTGCGACAGTGTGCGCTGCCGGTGCGCTCATCCCTTGCTCTGGCTGGCTGGAAAGCCCTGCCCGGAGGGGTTATGGCCTGCATGAGCCCTGCAAGGCGAGTGCAGCAGATCTGCTGAAAGCGGGCTATTTGCGCAAACCTTTGTCATTTTTGCGCAAACTCGGTGTCGCGGCTATACGGTTTGCGGACGCTCCCCCAGAAGTCGGGTGGTTTGGCGAAGCAGCGTTCGTGTGATTGAGGAATCACTTTCGCCAAACACACCCAACGTACTTTACGCCAGACCGGCGCGGACGAGCAGCGCCATGGCATCGGGATCGCGGCCCATGAATTTTTGGAAGAGCTTGGCGGGGTCTTCGGAGTTGCCCTTGCTCAAGATCGTGTCACGGAATTCGCGGCCCACGGTGGGATTAAGCACGCCTTCCTGCTGGAAGCGGGTGAAGGCATCGGCATCCAGCACTTCGGCCCACTTGTAGCTGTAGTAACCGGCGGCATAACCGACGGGGCTGCTGAAGAGATGGCCGAAACGACGGGCCATGGTCGGCTGCTCGGTTTTGAGCTGCATGATGTAGCCTTTCAAAATGGAGCGCGCGAGCTTGTCGAGGTCCACGTCTTCATCGGTGGCGTGGTGCATGTGCAGTTCGAGGTCCAGCTTGCCGAAGGCGAGCTGGCGCATGATGTCGCTGGCGCTGCGGTAGTTCTTGGCGGCCAGCAGCTTCTTGAATAGGCGTGCGGGAATCGTTTCGCCGGTTTCATGATGGCGGGCGAAGAGGTCAAGACTCTCACGCTCCCAGCAGAAGTTTTCCATGAGCTGCGAGGGCAGCTCCACGAAGTCCCAGTAAACGCTGACGCCGTTGAGCGAGGGGATTTCAACATTGCCGCAGAGCTGGTGCAGCAGATGGCCGAACTCATGGAAGACGGTGGTGACTTCGTCATGCGTGAGCAGCGCAGGCTTGCCATCCACTGGCGGCGTCATGTTGCCGCAGATGAGGCCGAGGTGCAGGCGGCGGTCGCGCTCGCCGCTGGGTGGCACACCCATCCTGAGATAGTTCATCCAGGCTCCGCCGCGTTTGGAGTCACGCGGATGCCAGTCGGCGTAGAAGGAGCCGATGTGCACGCCTTTTTCATTGCGGACTTCGTAGAATTTCACCTCGGGGTGCCAGACCTCCACAGGGCCTGCCTTGCCGGGCTGGGTGCTGACATTGGCGGGGGCTTCCTTGCCGGGCTCGACACAAACGACCTCGCGGCTGGTGATGCGCAGGTCGAAGACCTTTTCCGCCAGCTGGAACATGCCGTTGAGCACCTTGTCGATGGGGAAGAAGGGGCGCAGCTCTTCTTCATCAAAGTCGTACTTTGATTTGCGCTGGCGTTCGCTCCAGAAGGAGACTTCCCAGGGTTCGAAGAGATCGACTTTCTGGTGGGCGTTGTCGGCGCGGAATTCCTGCAGCTCGATGGTTTCACGCTGGAAGGCCTCGTGTACGCGTTCGTAGAGGTCGGTGATGAAACGGAGGGCGCTCTGGCCGTTCTTGGCCATGCGATGGTTCAGTACATGATCGGCGAAGTTCGCCTTGCCCATGATCTGCGCTTTCTCATGGCGCAGGCGCAGGATTTTCCAGACGAGCTCGGTGTTGTCGTGATCGCCGCCGCGGCCAATGCTGCCGGAACCTTCCCAGACCTGACGGCGGATGCTTTCGTCTTCGAGGTATTCCATGACCGGAATCATCGAGGGGGCCTTCAGGGTGAAGCGATAGACGGGCTTCTCCGGCGTGCCGAGGTTTTTGGCCAGCGCATCCGCCCTGGCGGCTTCGATGGCGGTCTGCGGCAGACCCTTGAGACGATCGACATCTTCGATGAGAAGCTCCCACTTGTTCGTGGAGTCGAGTACGTTCTCGGAGTACTTCTGTGTGTGCTTGGAGAGCTCGGCTTCGATCTCCTCCATGCGTTTCTTCTTTTCCGGCGGCAGATCGGCACCGGCCTCGATGAAGCCTTCCATGGCCTCCTGCAGGGCGCGTTTGCGCACGGGCGGGAGCTGCTTGGCCTCGTCGGTCTTGCTGTAGGTGACAAAGAGGTCCCAGAGGTGCTCGTTGAGGGGGATCTTGGCGAAGAAGGAGCTGACTTCAGACAGCATCTTGTTGTGCGCCTCACGCAGGGCGGGGGAGTTGCACAGGGAATCGAGATGGGTGACCAGGCCCCAGGCTTCGTTCAGTTCGCGGGTGCATTCGTCGAGACCGAGCACGACGGAATCAAAGTTCATCAGCTTGCCACGATCTTGATCGATGACGGCATCCAGATTCGCCTGCGCTTTTTCAAGAGCGGCGCGGATGTCGGCTTCGATGTGTTCGGGGGTCAGGGTGGACCAGCGGATGTGCAAGTCCTGATTGAGGAAAGGGGCTGCCATGGTTGGGGCTTTTTTTCGCGGGCGTTTGGGGGACGCGGAGTATGGAGTGGATGCGAGGGCCTGCAAATAAGAT